CTGCTTATCGTTCACCAGCTCAAACCGGGCGTCTTTACGTCCGTCCAACAGCATAATCCCGTCCGGACGGGCTGCTTCATCTCTGATCTCATCCCAATCCGTTGCCGCATCCTCTTCTGCAATAATCTGATTAGACGACAGAATATGCAGCGCCTTACTCATGCGCTTATTCAAGTTTTCTTGCGGGTCACGGATATTGCGAACCATTCCATAAGGCGCATTATCACGCCCACGACGAAACGCCCAAATCGGAGTAAACGGAAACTCATTGTGTCGATACGGGCTGTCCTCTGACATCAGAAGAACGTCTTCAGTCATAATACACAGGCGCATCTTCATTACGACAGCGTCATAAACTGACGCATACTCCATCTCGATTGCTTCAAGCATTTCCTCATTGTCCGGTTCAAACTCCCGTCCCCCGAACATCTCACCTCGCATAACTTTAATCTGAGCAGGTTCCCTATACCAGCACTCAATCAGTCGCACACGATCACGGCGACTGTAAGAGCCATCAGTATAAGCACGCCCAGAATTAAACAATATCCCATCCCCAAAGCCACGGTCACTGTAATACCCTGTTAAAAATTCATCCTCGGATGTGGAGTCTCCATAAATATTCGCCTTGTTCGCTGCGGACTCCAAAGACGCAGCCCGATCCGGGAACATCGCCTTCGCAATGTCCAAATCTACGAACTTAGATCTAAAGATATACCGCGCATCGCTCAGGTCTCGCTCCACCGACAGCGGGTCATACCACATGTTGCGCCATGACTCATAACGGGTGAATATCGGATCTTCAGTGTTATCGCCGCGAATACCGTCTTCTATCCAACCCACGCCTACCGTAACGGCGTCATCAAACGCTCGTGACCTATGGAACGGGGTCTTGTTTACGTCAGACAGATACTTCATCACCGCAGTTTTTGTCTCAGCGATCTCAGCCTCTTCATCCCGACGCGCATACACCTTATAGTCCATACGGCTTCGCTTCTCGGTGCCCAGCACCCAGTCGATAGCCGGTTTAATCCGGTTGTAAACTAAAGGAGCCTGCCCCCTCTCTTTCAGGGTCTGCTTGTCCTCTTCCTGCCACTGCAGGCCATCCTTGAAATCCGCATCGATCGCTTGCTCAATCCGGTTGTCCGTCTCGGTCTCCCGCGCCTGAGTCCACCACTCCATCAGCTTGCCGTGGAGCTTTTTGTTCTTGTCACTGTCTAATGGATGTTTCCGTTGCCGCTTGCGCTTAGGCTGAGGGGCTTCATAGCCATCTGCAGTATGGGATTGAATATTTTCGATCATTGTGTTACCTGTTATATTCCTGTTGGAATCCGTAATCGGCGGCGGGTTCGAGCATCCCCTCTTGAGCAGTGGAAGCTCGTAAAGCCTTAACCCTTCCTGCCCTGTTCAGTACCTGAGGTGGAGGGAGGAAATAGCCATTGCTGGCTTTAACTAACCCCATATTTGGGGAAAACCCTCTAAATAGAAGCTGCCCCATTAACATACCACTTATGGCGTTACCCGTTTGATACGCTGCCGGGTAAGCCTGTTTTGCGTTGTTTAAATCCACTCCTGGCGGATTATCGGAAAACTGATTGATTGCCTGATGCGCTTGGCGAGCCTCTTCCGGTGAGCGAAGCCCTAGCTTACTAAACCCAAAGTTAGCAAACTGTGCGGGGTATCGTAAATAATCCATAGCTCCGCCATATAATCCACTCCCAAATGCCTTCGCTTTTTCGCCATAGTCGCTCATCGTGTCACCGTACCATTGGTATTCGCTTCAAACTGATCCACAACCTCTCCGTCTATTCGAATCTCCCCTTCACCGAAGGTCGAACCTTCTTCAAGGTCAAGTCCAACAGGACGGTGCCGAATCAGGCTGTCCAGGTTATTAAGGATCGTTGTTGCAATGCGATCTACCAGAAAACGATCAGGAAACATCCCTAAATATTGAGCGATAGCAAACGAGGCACGCAGCAAATACCCTTGATCCGCGTACTTATACGCTGAGCTCAACGGGATCGCATACATAGCTGCTCGCTGCTGACGCTGGTTATAAAGACCCATCGCAGGCTCTTTACCCCCGTCCTCAGCATCTACAGCCCCGAACCTTACCCCTATATCAGTTGCCATAAAGCGTTCTCAATAATGTCGCAGTTGCAGGAACTATAATCATAGCACTAAGCGCTATCATTAGCAGCAACATCATAGCGTCATTATCGTCATTATTCTCAGGCATGGGTCAGCCCACATATCAGCAGCTTTAACCCAACTACGACATACACCGCAACCAGTCCTAACGCCACCAACACAACCTTATCAATCGTCGACAGTCGGGAACCGTCCGTACCGTGTATAGTAAATAAATTCTTCATCTTTCAAACCTCTATCTAAAGCCTCTAACTTTTCCAAATCCGCCCTATACCGTTGCTGCCATATCGCAACCCGTTGGTATAAGGACTGTATCATCTCCAAATCCGTAGCAACGTGGCGTCTCATCTGGCTTCTACGGCTCAATCGAATGGGCAGCTCTCTCACATAGTTCTCCAATTTATCTTGTTCTTGCGCCTTGCCCCTCTGGGGCGGGACACTGGGTTCACGTTTTCCGCAAAAGTGAGCGATAGCGCATCCGCGCAATTCTGTACCAGTATACCGTTTGCATAGTAAACATTTTCAGTTTCCAGGGTCAGGTTGTACACCACGTTGCCTTGCGCCTCTAAGCCTGTTGGCACAGGTTCTGGAACAGCATTCGGTTTTTCTATGACGGCTTCCGGTGTAGCTGGTTCCGCACCAAGCGCACTTTCGCTCGTCGGTATTATATCTGCCGCTATTATGAGCGGCGTTACACCCGCATTTAGCTGAACAGAACTTTGATCTGGTGGGGAAGAATGTCTTATAGGCTGCCCCGCAGTATTCACATACGGCGTCAACGGGCTCCCGTCCTTCCCACGTTTGTTTTCCATGCTCGGAATGCCACTGAAGCCCTTCCTCGGAGGCGTGCCATTTTTTAGCGGCCTCCTGAGCTTTCTCCAAGCTAAGCAGATTTCTCGCAACATACTCAGGGTCTTCAAACCGTTCGAGCATGTGTGCTCGTCCATGCTCCTCGTAGTGAATACACTCGAGGTTAGAAAGCTCATTGTTTGTCCAATCACCGTCAATATGATGGATGCAATGCGACTCTGGAATCGGGCCATTGGCGTCCGACCAGATTCTACGGTGAAGAAGTCGTTCAGCGACATTCTTCCGTCCGGACTGATAGTATCGACGTGTTGTTTGAAGGTAAAACGGCTCGTCGGCGTAAACCACTTTTGTAGGGACTGCCATACTAATAATCTCCATGGGGATGCGGATTCTATGACATTATACTTGGTTAGATCGCCAAGGGCAACCCATCCTGAGTCCCAGGTAAATATTTTATGTGCGGGTTTACCGGTAAGGGATCTACCGTTACTAAACCTAACTGTCGCAATTGAGTCCGCTAAAGATTTATGTATTGCAAATATCGGAACAGGGCCTCTAGGGGTTACAACCATATCCCCTATACTTAGCTCTTCTATAGGATATTCTCCTCTCGGGGTTAATACCATAGTCCCCGCAATGAAGCAGTCCGGCGACGGTAACCCACGTTTCTTCATATCGCTCTTCTTCTCGAGCTTAACCCGCATACGTTCATCATAGCCGTACTCGATACCCGTAAGGTCGTACAGCAGCTCCTGGTCGTCCTCAGGTAAGTCAGCGTACTCTACCCATTCCCGCAGTTTCCACCACATCTCGGCCCGCAAGTTGGTGAACTTATCGGGGTCAAACGGTCGGCTTCCGGCCTGAACCTCAATACACCGGTAAGATAACTGGCGTAGTCGATCGATAACGCCAGCACCAATACCAGCACCATCCACAAACACCGTATGGGGCTTATACGCATCAATAGCCTCGATTACCTTGTTAGAGAACGACATCAAGTCCAACTCCCTGAATGTCCGAATCTCCAGCAGCTTACGTCCGTGACGCACCGCTATACAGGACTGGTCGTCCCCAAACCGGGCAACGTCCACACCTATTACGATCGGATCAGCCGCGTTCGGTTCAACCTCCCGCTCCATGGCCATCTCAACTGCTTCGGTACTGATAAACTGAGAATCCCCGACTCTCGGGAACTGGCCCTTCACCCTGACCCGTACAAAGTCAGAGTCTTCCCCGTAGTCAGCAACCCACTCGTTAATCAACTCCTTGTTCGTCATCCTTGCGGTTCGGCTGTCAACATGCCAGTTGATCCATCGATGCCTGTTCTTCCCGAACGTATCAGCAAAATACCCAGTACTTCGGGTCGGGTTCCCAAACAGG